CAGCCCTTTGTGCTTCCTCCGTCAACCTCTCCTCGAAGAGTTCTAAGTGCAGGCGTATTATCAAGGAACTTTGCCTTAAGTCTCTCACCATCCTTTGCTTTTCCGCCAATGATTTCCCCGATTTTGCCATCACCTCCTCCATACAGGAACGCATAGATGAAAGTCTTTGCCTGGTCTCTTGATTGAAGTCCTGCAGCCATTTGATTTGCTGTGTGTATGTCGCCATTTAATATCTCCTCTGTATAATCTTTATCATTCATATAGTGTGCTAACATTCTTAATTCTAAACCACTAGCATCAATCCCTACTAGACACTTACCTTCAGGTACAATCCATAACTCCCTACATTCCTCACCATAAGGAGAATAGATAGCAGGTACCTGTGCTAGGTTAGGTTTACTGTGTGTCATACGACCAGTCACTGCACCATTACTATTAACCCTACCGTGTATCCTTCCATCATCTGCTACTGCTTCGAGCCAACTTTTGACCATAGATACACGCTTAGAGATAGTGAAGTATTCAAGTATCATCTTAGCTTCAGGTATATCTACACCTGATAATACTTTCTCATTAACAATTACAGAACCTTTATCTGTCCATTCAGTAGGTGTCCATCCAAAGTGTTGTAGATAACGAGACACTTGTTGTCTACTACCTAAGTTAAACTCAGGGTAGTCTATGTATCCCCAGTCACCATCTCTATGATGAGAACCTCTATCTAACTGCTTCTGATAAGCCAGTGAAGGGGTACCATCTTTCCTATATGGATTCTTTAATACTGTTAAGTCTTTCCAAACAGGGAGGGGAGTAAAAACCTCACGCACTTCCAGTACAATCTCGTGAACCCTTTCTTTAAGCTCTGCCAATAATTCATATCCTTTTCTTTCATCAAATAATACTCCTGTTTGTTGTTGGTGGAGAATGATTTCAGCCACCTTGTGTTCTAACTCTATACTATATTCACTGAAGTCTTGTAGTTGTATAGACAATCTTTTATATACATCCTTCAGTAGTCTTACATCTTGTTGACAATACTTTAACATCTCTGTGTTATAGTGTGCCCATATATCTACACCCTTAGCTACGCCATCACCATAATCACCCTTTTGATTACCTAATATTACACCCCAGTTCTTAAGTGAGTGACCACCTTCTAGTGAAGGATTAGCCAGTCGGGATAACACCAGTGTGTCTTCAATATTAAAAGCATCATAACTGGTAGCACTTAATCTCTCTAGTACAGGTATGTCGAAACCTATACCATTATGTGCTACTAATGTATCTACACCTTCTATATCTAACCACTCTTTAAATTCTATATAAGGTTTCTCCCCTATAAAATTATAGACAGTAGCTTCGTGGTCTAACATAGCACATATACAGTGTACCTTTGTGGCATCTAAGCCATCTGTTTCAATATCAAAGTAACACTTGTTAGAATAATGTTTCACCATCAACTCCTTCTTTAAGTCTACCAGTGGTCTCGTTATATACTAACTCACAACATTTACCGGTTAGACCGGAGAATCTATTCTTAATCACTCTCAATGTAGTAGTATTTCTATCTATCTTATCATCAGCCTGTTGGTTACGCTCTAGTCCAATCACCATATCAGATAGTTGTGCAATCGCGGCTGAACCTCTGAGCTCTGATAGACTCACCTGACCACCTTCTTCGTGAGCCTTACCCTGTGGTCTCTTTAAGTGAGATACGAGGAATAAACCTACGCCAGTCTCTTGTACTATCTTTCTTAACTTAGTCATAATAGCATCGATAGCCTTACGCTCATCAGTAAAACCTTCTTGGTCTGACACCACAATAGATAGGTGGTCTAAGATAATCCACTTACAGTCTAAACCTTTAGCATAACTACGGATTCTACTGATTAGACTATCCTCTGCAATACTTCCGAAGTGGTCTAATAAGTATAACTGTCCTTCTTTAGAACCTACTGCCTTGTACCACATATCGTGCCATTCTTCATCAGTATAGTTTTCTCTGTGTCCGGGTAAATGAAGTGGTTCGTTGTATTCCACTGACATTAAACCTTTAGTAGTCCCCTCAATAGATTCTTCTAAATGAATTACTGCCACACCATCATCAGTTGTACTCAATAGGTAATGCTCTAACTCTTTAACCAAAGAGGACTTACCCATACCACTACCACTTGTGATAGTCACTAATTCCTTCTGTCTGAAACCATAAGTGTATTCATTAAGACCTTGCCAAGGATAGGGGATAGACTTTATATCTTTAGCCTTCTCTAAATAATCCCAAGTATCCATAGCACTGATGATACCATCAGGTGTGTAAGGTTTAGCACCCCACCACGCATCAGTAAACTCTTTGATGTTACCGTGAGTCAACATATCATTAGCATCTTTCATAGGTAACTTACATATCTTAAGTTTGTTAGGGGATATAATATCTCTAACTGACTTTATTGCTTCGATACCTGCTTCGTCTTGGTCGAAACATAATACTACATTCTCATAGGATTCAATGAACTCTAAGTTTTCTTTGATGTCTCTACTAGCACCACTAGCACCATTCTTTAATGACACAACATCCCATCTACCATCAAACATCTCTGATATAGACATAGCATCTACTTCACCCTCTGTGATAGTAAGATTTTTACCGTTGCCTCTCGCTATGTTCTGTCCAAATAGACCAGCACCTCTATTAGTACCTGAGAATATGAAGTCTTTAGTATTCACTGTTCTCTCTTTATAACCTACTAAGTCATCAGTCTTACTGTCATAGTAAGGGTAGTAGTGTTTGTTTACTTTACCATCTTCTCCGTGTGTAATTCTAACGCCATATTTGTTAGTAATTTTCTTGGAGATGTTTCTTTCAGGGATTGCACCTATGAAACCTTTGGTCTCTAAATTCATATTATTATTCTCCTGTATATAATATTCATCCGCATAGTCTGTAGGTGGTTCCCAATGACCACAGCCAAAACAATGACCGTGACCATCAGAATACCTAGCCAGATTGTCCTTGGAACCGCACCCTAAGCACGCTTCGTGTCGTACAAATTCTGACATTACATACGCTCCATTTCTTTTGACATAACAGTGTTATGCAAGTTAGTATGTAGCATATAACAGTGTTATGCTGTTAAGAACTCTGAGATTTCTGCATTAGCACCTTTATATCCGGGTTCGTGGTCATCTGCTACCTTGATGGCAGTCAAGTAAGTAGCTACACCGTGTGTTGGGTGTGCATTACCTGCTTTCCATAAGACCTCTACATCTGAGCCTGAACCAAAATCAGTACCTATAGAATCACCTGATACAGTCTGAATCATATTGTCCTCTAACTTATACTGTGTAGAGAACTTACGAATCTTAATCTCTTTGCCTGTGTCTTTGTCAGTATATGAACGGACTTTAACACCTGCTTCCTCTAACTTCTTTGCTTCCGCATTAGATAGACCTACAGTTAAGGTGTACTTACCAGTATCCTCGTTGTTGTATTTCTCTGTTGAATCTAAATATACGAACTTTGCTACGCCTTTAGTAATCATCTTTATAGTTTTCCTTTATGGTCCTTTAATTTAAGACACCCAGTAAGTGGACCTTCCTTACTTAAGTGTCGCTTTGTACTACTTTAGTGTTAACACCACAGCAGGTCAGTTAGGTATAAAACCTTAGTTAAACCTTAGGTCTTGTTCCTTGTTGTCAGCCTGAGGTGTTGACACTACAGTAATTTTGGTATCACTATAGTATTAGTATATCATACTTTAGGTTGTCTGTCAATAAGAATACCTAAAAAATTATCATAGTCTTCCATTGCTTCTACCACCTCCGGCTTAGACATAATTTGACAGTGTGAACACATATCTAAATGTATTCCAGTCACTTTATCCTTCTTTACTGATTCAAACCTAGTTAGTTTTTTGTCACACGCTCTGCACCTCATATCTATTCCCCTCTCTCCATAAATCTATCTTCTAATTCTACTACCTCTTGTTGTAGTCTATGTAAGTCCGCCTTAGTGCTAGTAATTTCCCACTCTAAGCGTTCAATCTCCTCTGCTAATGATGACATATGAGGTGTTATATACTCACACCTTACCTCATCATATATTAACTCACCTCTATCTTCCATATCTAAAACATAATCTGTAATTCTACTCATAATTTACCTCTGATTCTTTTATTATCCTCAACTAATTGCATAATCCTATTCATATTATCTACAATAGTACCTGAACCATACAACTTCTTTAGTTCTTCTTTGCGTATGTTACCCTCATCATCACGAGGATTCGATTGTGGCGTACTTCTGTGTGTACCCCTTACGTTGGTATCATTATTCATTACCCTACCTCCTTCCATTCATCAGCATCACCATCTTCATCTAACTCTGCTTGATAGACCTTCTCAGGTCGTTTGTAATCGCACTCACCTTGAGCATTTGGTGTATATGAAACCCACTCACCATCTTCTTTATGTTGTACCTCTAAGGTGTCATACTTAATGTACCAGTTATAAGACTCCTCTAAATCAAAGTCAATATCCCATTGCGAGTACGCCGTGTACTGTGCTTCTACTTTATATTTCATCTTCTTCCTCCTTTAGTTCTATCATTGTATCCTCATACCCATCAAGTGTCCAATCTGCTTCCACCTCTTGTGCTTCGTTTAATGATTCATACTCTCCTATTACTGAGTCACCTACCCACACTATATAGTTATATTCTTTCATATTATTTCTCCTGTGTTAATACTTTCATTTGAGTTTTCTCAATCTTACAGTGATAATCCTCGATGTATTCTTGTGCTTCTTTCTTTGTTGTGAAATCCATTGCAAGATAGCCACCTAGCATTGAACTATATACGTGATATTTAGTCATCTTCATTTCTCCTTCTGTTTTTATTAGTTTTTTTATATTCCTTCTTCCTATCCTTAAATACTTTAGACTTAAAAATAGGAGTCCGGACTGAATGCAATATTTTATTCTTTACTGACATAACAAGTGTTATGTAGTTAATCTATTAAGTCGTAATATGCTTCAGGATTATTATCTATGAACCACTCTTTACCCTTGTAGAAGTCATCATATAATCCCATTGCATAGCTCCCCATTGTGACATCATATACCGCCACTTCAGTGGGTGTCAATGTCACCTGTACACCGCTATATGGATTAGATACCACTACCGGCTC